CCTTGACTATCCAAACACCAGTCAAAGAAGAAGGTCCTATGGTACATGCTACATGTGCTAAGTGTGCTCAAACCATATACACCCATAGAGATAACCTTCGGGCTCCATACTACTGTTTGGCGTGTAAGTGAGTTATGGACAAGTTCGAGTCATCGTATAGTAAGTTTATTGAAAAATCAATTCTGAATGTTTTGTGCTTTGATTGTGGGGGTATGTATAAAGTATCATATGAAACTGCAAACCCTACCAAACAGTGCCCAAAATGCTCTAAGGTAGTTAATCCGTGACTGACCAAAACAATAAGCCGTATAAATCAGTAAGCAAAGAATACTCGATATGCACACTTCCAAGAGTTGGATCATTTTATCTTCAGGATAGAATTCTTCAGCACACTGGTATATATATAAAAAAGTATCATAGTTTTAAAGATAACAAAATGATAACAGTAGTAAGAGATCCTATTGATATGCTTACTTCAAAACTAGCAATGACTGCATTCTATGACAAAAATAATGAAACTATTGATCATATCAGAAACAAAAAAGAGAACACAAACGATTTAGACATATACCTTGATGGTTTAAACAAAATAGAAACGGCAGAACATTTTTATACTGTTATAGATTATAACGACCTAATAAAATATCCTTTTGAAACTACTGTAGCCATAGCAAATATAATAAACTTACCAATAATTAGCAACTATTATAAAGAAAATACGATAAGAGAGTATCCAGAAAACGTTCACCTTATCTCTAGCAAAAAAGTTGCCGAATACGAAGAAATAAAATCATATGTAGAAAAGTTAGACTTATCTAAACTATATAATTTTTATAATAAGGCCCTTACTCATCGCATAACCGTAAAATAATTAAAGTTTACAGAATATCCTTTATAGCCTTGTTTACCATGCGTATCAAACCTCGTCTAGTGATCTTACTAGCATCAAATGTCTCCGTATAGCCCCCTTGTGGCATATCCGCCTTATCCAGAAAAGAACCATGCTTTTCCCTTAGTGTTCTTAGTACTAGGGTTTCTATGTGTCTTGCTTGATCCCGTTCGGAAAACCACCAATACTTTATCAATATCCAACCCTTGGTCCTATGGCTTGCAAACCTTCTACCTGAGACATCAGATATCCCTATCTTAATAGCCTTGTGTAATGGGCTGTATAGAATGTATAATAAGGTCATTATTACATTATACTTCAAATATACTAATAGTGTATAATGGTTATATGGCTTACATCGTTAATGGAATACCAGTTGGAAATGATCCACCAAGCATAGAAAGAAATCAGTCCTATATGGAATTTTTTCATAGGATTGGCAACTCTGCTGAAAATATTAAAGTTATTCCTAATTTTTTAACAAAAGAAGAAATTGAATATCTTATGAATGATATAGAGAATAGACCATCTATTAGTTTTGTTTCTCAAAAAGACAATGATGGAAATGCTTTAACATATATGCATCAGTATAATGGCATTGATGATATTAATAAAATAATAGAAAGATGCAAAGATCAAATAGCCAAATCTTACGGCATAGAAAAAGAAAAGATCAAAGCAAAAGAGTCACATCTTAGTGTTGTTAAGTGGACCCCAGGAACATATCTAAAACTACACGTGGACGACCTTGGTTATGTTACAGACAATCATTTGCCAGTACTTATTTATCTAAGTGATGATTATGAAGGAGGAGAGATTAGTTTTGAACTTCATGACTTATCTATTAAGCCTAATATTGGAGACTTTATTGTTTTCCCAGGCAATTTGCACTACCCACACGAAGTTAAAGAAGTTCTGTCTGGAATTAGATATACACTCCCAATTTGGTTTACGATAGTTTAGTATGACAGATAGCACAAAGAAAAGAAAACTTTTGGATGGCTCTGAAGTAGATGATTACGATTACCCTATAGATTTAATCTTACACACAAAGGCACCAGGGAAATGGAAACTGATTGATCTTGAAACGGGGCAAGAGTATCTTGGTTCAGAAATATCTCATGAAACATTTGGAGAACTTTTAAGAAGTAAAGTAGCAAAGGCCAAGATAGGATCTTGGTTTAAAACAAAAGGAAGAGTAATAAAAAATGGATAATATAAAGAAGCCTATAACATTCCACTGGATGTGGAGAAGACACTGGCAGATAAATGACAGCATTGAAAACCTAGACCTCAACGGAATTCTTAAGATGGCCGAAGAATTAGACGGTGCTAATGTAAAGTCTGTCTTACTTCCTTATGGCCCAGGCGGTATAGATTTTTCTTTAGTTATACAAGAAGCGCTACAAAAAACAAATCAACTAATTATGACAATTGCTTTGCCTGCATATGGAACAAGTCCAGACTATGCCGCTAAGATTTGTGAAACATTAAATCGTTTTGCACCTGGAAGAATTGGCGTAAATCTTGTTGCTGGAAGATGGGGAGATGAAGGCAATGGGCCTTCTGAAAAATTAGTTTTAGATCACTATATGCATGACTCAAGTTTAATTGATACCTTAGAAAAAAGAGTAGCAGTATCTGCAGTTTGGATGGACAAGGTCATGCACTTAATGAAGCATCATCAACATAAAACCCATATGGCTGTTGTTGGATCTTCAGACACTACGATTGGTATAGCGAATAAGCATTGCGAATATATTTATGTAGACGACAACTTCTTGTATAGAGATCAATTTAAGAAGATTGATTTAGATAGGGTAAAACCAATAGTTATTATTGATCCACTTATTACAACTCATCCAGACGATGAAAAGCATGTTAAGTATGACAAGAATGCCCCAGTTAGACAGCAAAATCATTTAGTAAAAGGAAAATTAGTAGATGTTGTTGCACAAATAAGAAATATATCTGAGCAGTTTGGAGTCTATGACTTTATGATTCACACTGATCAAGAAGATATTAGCGGTTTGTTAGAACTAGTAAAGAACTTTAATGATATTGTCGTACCTGAAGGAAATGTCATTGGTTACTCTGACCTAACAGTACAAAACTTTAATAATATTGGAAGTGATCCTAGTAACATAAAGATATACAAAGAATACCTTAGCAAAGATGAGTGCAAAGATATTTTAGAATTGATTAACAGTACAGAGACAAGCAACAACCGTCTTCTACAAAATGACGATGCTGGTTGGCCTGCTCTATCTTTACTATACTATGACTCCCTTACCTATTCAGACAGATATAAACCTGGAATTCAGTCTATTTTAGAAAAAGAGTTTGGTGTAAAGTTAAAGCCAAGAAATTCTCGCTTTGCTCAATGGTTACACAAGGATAGTAAACAAATAGCGATAGATGACCTAGGGCGCAAGGATTCAAACCATCTAGCAGGTTGGGTATACCTAAATGATGACTATGAGGGTGGAGAATTATCTTTCATTAATCAAGGTGTATCTTTTAAGCCAAAGGCTGGTGATTTAGTTTTATTCCCTGGAAATATTCACTATTGGTATCATGTTGCTCCTGCTAATGGATCAAGATATATCATGCCTATTTGGTTTGATTTTACTTCGTGATATAATAATTATATGAAAAAAACCAAATGTTTCTTTTGTGATAAAGATGCAACACATTACGATGTCGTGGTAAACCATGCTGACTATGTCATTGCAGATGTTTGCTTAAATCATTTGTCTATGGGCTTGGTTTCATAAATAGTATGCCATCCTTGATAACTTTTCCAAGAAGCGGATCTCACTATTTTGATGAACTTCTATATAAACAAGAAAAAATTCATATTCAAAAATCTCATTCTATTGACGAACTCTTTGATGCAAACAATAAAAAAAAAAGAAAAATAATCACAATCGTCAGAGATCCAATAGACAGTATTATCTCTTACAGAGCAAGCGAACTAAAGGACTTTACTCCCTCTTTTGACAATCGTAATATAAGGACTCATCAAGTTTTATCGGAATACATACTTTTACATAATTTTTTGTATGAACACGCAGACTATATTATTGATTTTAATGACCTTGTATTGCATCCAGAGGCTGTTATTAACAAAATTTTAAGTATGTTAGAAATAGTTGAAGAAGACTATAAAAATTTTGACAGATCCGATTACCCATATTCTAAAGAATATCTACCATCAAGCAAAAAGTTATCTTCATATGATAAAAACCTTCTAGATAATTTTGATATGGGCCTGTGTTATTTTTATTACAACAGGATTTTAGAAAAAAAGATTAAGATTTGATGGACGTTTTATTACCTCATTTGGTAACATTTCCTAGGAGCGGATCTCACTATTTTGCTAAACTTATACATGAAAAAACAATGTTTAACATTCAAAGATCTCATAGTATAAATATTTCGTTTGATAAAAACAATAAAAAAACAAAAAAGATTGTCACAATTGCAAGAGACCCCAAAGACAGTATCACTTCTCTGATAGCCTTAGAAAAAAGTTTTGTCCCACATATGCCAGATTCAAAAATAAATGAAATGATAACTAATTATATTATGTTTTATAGTTTTTTATTGCAAGAAGCAGATTATGTCATAGACTTTAAAGAATTAATTTCTTCTCCAGACAGTGTAGTCGATAAGGCGTTAGATTTTCTTCAAATAGATAGAACGTCATATCTTAATTTTCCTGACAGTACTGACTATAATGCAAAGGGATTAGCAAGGGGATCAAGCAAGTCTATACCAATGTATAAAGAGATAAACCTCGATAATTTTGATATGAGCCTAGCCTATCTTTATTATGAAAGACTGCTATTAAAATCAACAAAATTTAATGAAATTTAGGAAATAACTGATTTTGTGGTATAATAAATTATGAACTCTTTGACACAAGATATTTTAAAATTTTACAAAAACAACCCAACTAATAGTTGGTATTTAACAAAATATTTTACAGATACAAGTAATCTTGGAATGTATGCACCACATGCTCAAGAGGCCGTTCTTTCCAATGCAGATGGATATAAAAATATTGGAACAGTTGATGAAAATAATACATACGAAGTTAATGAGTTTGGTTTTCGTGGAGAGGTTTATAAAGATGCAGAGATTTTAGGCTCAGGATGCTCAATAACCTTTGGACTTGGTGTTCCAGAACTAGGAAGATGGACAAATATACTAGGTAATAAAAGGAATAAAAGCGTTATGAATTTAGGTAGCCCTGGTGCATCTGTAGAAAGTATATGTCTTAATCTTATAAAATATTGCATGAATAACAAAATGCCAAAAGAAATCTTTTGCCTATTCCCAGATTTTTTTAGAAGTGTAATAGTTTTTGATAAAGATTTTTCTCAAATGAAACACCAAAGAGATAATTTTGGAAATAATCCAGGACTATTAGTAACCTTTTGCAATCCAAGAATGACTATGCATGATGGATCTATATTCATGGAGATGAAAGATAAAAGGTTCATAGAGGACGCAGTTTCTCCACATCATTTGATTTTTAATGCTGTAAATGCTATATATATATTAGAATCATTCTGCTCAACAAACAACATAAAATTAAATTGGACAACATGGGATATAACAACTTCTAAGATTATGGAAGAATTTTTAAAGTTAGAAAATTTTCAATTAAAGAGATACACTCCATTTTTCCCAACAAATACAAATTATGGAATTAATCAATTTGTAGGAGAGGTATGCTCCTTGGATCACAATTCCGAGTTTAAGGATGCTTTGCAATGGGGTCGTGGATCTGATTATTCTATTATAGATGGTCAAAAAACAAACAAAAGTGCTCACCCAGGAATTCATTCTCAATGTCATGTTGCAGATCTTTTCTACGAACTCTCTACTCAAGGTATTTAATTTATGAAAGCGATTCAAATTACCGAATTTGGTGGACCAGAAGTAATGAAATACATAGACCTTCCTGAACCAACAGCAGGAGAACATGAAGTTATTCTTGATGTTTCTGCAATTGGGATAAACTATTCCGACACACACAAAACAGAAAACACTTACCTCTTCCCGCAAAAACTTCCCATGATTCCTGGTATAGAAGTAGTCGGTTTATATAACGGAAACAGATACTTAGCAATAGCATCATCTGGTGGATATGCTCAAAAAGTTGTTGCTCATAAGTCTGCTCTTTTCCCAGTTCCAGATACAGTTACAGATCAGCAAGCACTTTGTGTTCTTATTCAGGGTATAACTGCATGGCATTTGTTGAAGACCATGGGAAATGTACAAAAAGGTCAATCTGTTGTCATTCACGCAGCAGCAGGTGGGGTTGGAACAATTGCAATTCAGTTAGCGAAGATGTGGGGTGCAAAGGTAATTGCAGTTACTTCTTCTGCTGATAAAGGAGAACTTGCAAAGTCGCTTGGTGCCGACATAACTATTGATTCAGATAGCAAAGAAATTGGAAAATTAATACGACAAGCAGGTAGTGGTGGTGTTGATCTTGTTTTAGAAATGGCTGGTGGAAAAACTTTTGACCAAAGCCTGCTTGCACTAAATGCTTTTGGTAAACTTATAACTTATGGAATGGCATCACGTGTTGCACCAACCCCGATCAACCATCGTGCACTAATGTATGGATCAAAGACTGTCTCAGGCTTTTGGTTAGCAAACTGTTTTGGAAAGAAAGATATGCTTAACGATATAGTTGAAGAACTTTTTCAGTTGATTACTGATGGAAAATTAAATCCAGTTATTGGCTCAACATTTCCTTTAAGTAAGGCCGAAGATGCTCATCGCTTAATGATTGATCGTAAATCTGTAGGAAAAATAGTCTTAGATCCTGGATTGTAATAACTATGGACTTTATAACAAGAGATATTCTGTCTTTTTATAAGCAAAATGAAGACAATAGTAAATATTTTAAAAAACATTTTGCAAGCAATTCAACTCCTGGATTCCTTGATTCATTTAAAGAGGACCCCTACAAGGCTAAGCCGTTAGATGGAAAAATGCATCTTGGAATAGTAGACAACAACAATACATACAAAATTAATAGTTTAGGGCTTCGTGGTGAAGTATATGAGGACTCAGAAATAGTAGCGTCTGGCTGTTCGATAACCTTTGGGATTGGTGTTCCAGAAGATGGAAGATGGACAAACCTATTAGAAAACAGAATCAATAAAAATATTTTAAACTTAGGGAATACTGGAGCATCTGTACAAACTATTTGTACTAATCTAATACAATACTGTATGAACAATAAAATGCCTAAAGAAATTTTTTGTTTAATGCCAGATTTTTTTAGAAGAGTGGTGGTAGTAGACAAAGAGTTTTATGAGTCAAAAGTAAAAAGAGATGGCTTTGAAGTAAATGATGAACTTGGATACGTGTATTGTGGTCCAAAAATCACTATTGTAAAAGACTATATGTCTATGCATGTAGAAGATCAAAAATATATAGAAGACTCAGTCTCTCCGCATCAGTTGATATTAGACTCTATAAACTATATATACATTTTAGAATCATTCTGTTTAATAAATAACATAAAACTACATTGGACAACGTGGGATGTACCATCTGCCACCATCCTACAGGAACTTAATAAGAATAAAGATTTTAAAATAAAAAACTTTGTCCCTCTATGGGAGCCTGATAATGTAATGGGATTTAGATCTTACCTAAATCTAAAGTGTGACTCAAACCATGAGTCTGAGTTTAGAAGCAACAGGTCTTGGCCTAAAGGTTCTGACCACGTAATCGTAAATGGAAAGAAAAAGAATGAATGGTTTCATCCAGGCATACATCTTCAATACCACATGGCAGATTTTTTTCATAACTTATATAATAAAACATTATTGACGGTTGACTAAACCCTGACTTTAGGGTATACTAGATATATGATTCAATGGATTTCTGACTACGCACACTGGGTACTTGCCTGTATCGGTGTATCTGGTATTTATTTTGTTGGAAGAAAAACCCTTTGGGGATGGTTTGTTCTATTATTCAATGAATGCCTGTGGATAGCCTATGCTTTGGTCACAAACCAATATGGATTTATCTTTGCAGCAGTAGCCTATGCTGCTGTTTATATTAGATCGTACCTTCACTGGAAGCGAGAAGAATGATTAATAATAACTGTCCTATTTGTAATTTAGACAAAGAGTCCGAGTGGTTTTGGAATGCTCATCAAACAATGAGTGATGGAAAGATTTGGTGCGTTAATGCCAAAAGATCCTAAGATAATGACAATGGATTGGCGTAGCCTTGGCTATTGGCCTGTATGGAAAGATGGAAAGAAAATATGGGTACCTAAAGATGATAAATCATTTGACAAAGATTGAAAGAACCAAAGTCTGGCCATTACGATGGGTAGGTAATTTCCTTGGTGGATATGCTGGTAATCATTTAGTTAAGGCTATTGATTTAGATGAGTCTTTAGATAGTAATTTAGGATTTCGTTATAAATACCACGCAAAAATGTGGAAGTATCTTAACAAACCCTATGAACTATGGGGAACCTATTACGAAGTCGATATAGAAAAATGGAATAAAGATTAGCCAATATTGCCAGAACCAGTTACTGATCCAGCACCGTCTATACCTTT